CTGTGTAAGATGTGGCGAGATGCCTACTAAAGAAGGATACGATGCCTGTTTGGGCTATATACCAAATATGAAATCAGCTTGTTGTGGGCACGGCGTGGAAAGTCCGATAATGATGGAGTTAGTATGAGTGATAAAGAATCAATCCGTTTAAGAGAATTAGAGCCAATAGATGAAATAGGACTTCTAATCAGGGAAGCTAGTGCCAGTGTTGAAGCCGACCTTGCCCTTGAAGATGCGGGCTGGATAAATCTAAGTACCGCGACAGGGGATGTAATCTCAGAAGGCGAGAGAGCGACAAACCTCAAATTATCCCGCCTCTATTCTACTAAAGATCCATTGGGGAAGCAGTCAATTAGATTGTGGACTGATTATACTTTTGGAACCGGTATGACCTCTCACTCGGATGAGGATAACACTGAGAAAGTAAGAAAAGCATTTTGGGAGAGCAAGGCTAATCAGAATGTCTTATCTGCCAGGGGACAACGCAAGTCTTCTGATAAACTTTTAGTTGATGGGGAGATATTCTTTGCCATCTTCTTAGGCTCTAAGGGAGAGGCCAAGATAAGGTTTGTTGACCCACTGGAGATAACTGAGATAATCACTGACAAGGACGATAGGGAAGACGTGAAGTTCTATCGCCGGGCGTGGACTGATGCTCAAGGTACACCTCACGAGACTATTTATAGAAGCACAACAAACATAAAAGGCGAATCTGCCCTAGACAAAGATAATAAATCTGTCAAGCACAGCGATGATGCCCTTGTTTATCATCTGACCTATAACACCACAACCCAAAGGGGCAATCCCTTGTTGTTACCGGCTTTAACCTGGCTGAAGTATTACACGAAGTTCCTGGGGTCGAGAATAGCGGTTATGCTGGCGTTAGCTAAGTTTGCGTGGAAGACAAAGGTAGCGGGCGGACAAGCGGCCGTAGATGCTATCAAGGCAAAGACTCAGGCACAGACAATAGCATCAGGGTCGCAGTTACTGGAAAATATGGGCTCCGATACCCAGCCTATTAAGACAGACACCGGGGCCCAGCAGGCCTATCAGGATGGTCGGCAGATTAAGTTAATGGTTGCTGCTGCTGTTGGAATACCCGAACAATATTACGGTGATATATCCATTGGCAATCTGGCTACTGCCAAGACTGTTGAACTCCCGATGATGAAGATGTTCCAATCCTATCAGGCAGTTTGGAGAGGGGCTTACGAAGATATTAACGAAGTTGTCTTTACCCATAATAACATTCCATTAGATAAGCAGTATGTTGATATGGACTTCCCCAAAATAGCACCAGAGGATGTAGCATTGGCGGCACAAGCTATTGTTGGGATACTTCAAGTTATGCCGGAACTAGGAGATTCTGATGATGTCAAGCAGATAGCTTTGATGACGCTGGGAGTGAATGACCCTGCTGAGGTTCTTGGTAGATTGACAAAAGAAGCACTAGGTAATCCTGATGCTGCGATTGCTCGAGAACTCAAGCATCTTAGGGAAGCTATAAGTAAAAAGGGGAAGGTAAATGAAAGTAATTAAATCAATTCTGGTGTTAGTGTTCGCTCTGGCTGCCGTTGCGTTAGTAGTGGCATCGCTAATAACTCTATTTGGGTGAAGGGAGTAAGTGGTGAATATAGTTGAAGGGACTATCAAGTATTATCCCGCATTACCATATAAGAGATTCAACCTCCGTCTGTTGTTTGGGTGGATATTATTTTACCACAAGGATGCCTGGAGTTGTGATATTCAAATCTACAAACCTGAATATAAGCAAATAACATTATTAAGATGGCGCAAAAGGAGTAAGTAATGGATAATTTTTATTGTCCCAATCACGGGGAATGGCCTCCTTGTTGCGTGGTAGACAAGAGAGAATTTAAGAAGAGTTTTTGGGGCAGGGTTAATAGGCTAGAGGTAACTTGTCATTGTCCCGTGTGTGGAATGCGACTTACTTATAAAATCGGAATAAGTGGGTATGAAAAGGAGAGTTAAATGAATTGCGAGAAGTGTCAGGACAGGGGATTTACTGAGGAGAATCACGGACTAAGGGCGATATTTTGTGACTGTGAGGCAGGCAAGGAATATAGGGCGAAGATGGAGGCAATATTAGGAATCCCCAAAGAGGTAGTAGATGACAGTAATAGCGGAACTGGATCAGATAATTCAGATACTGGAAGCGACAATCCCAGCAAACCCAAACAGCCCAGCAAACGAAAGGCTCGCCGAAAGACTGCGAAGAAGTCTGGCTAAATACTTCAAGGCGCTTGAGGATGCCTTTCCTTACGGCCAAGTTGACCGGCTCTATTATAAGTATGTGAAAGAGCAGTTAGGTAGTGAAACCAGGGACATGCTTGATCCTCTGCTGGCTACGCTTGACGCTAATCTAACAACAGAAGTAAGTGGTCATCTAACCACTATCTACTTTACCGGCAGCACGGAGATGATTACCTGGGGGAAAACCAAAGGTGGTGTTCCGATAGCCTATGAAGGGCCTCCTATTTCCCAGGCCGTAGATTGGGCCAAGAAAGAAGGCGCTAGACTGGTCACACAAATGGATGATGAGACAAAGCGCCGCCTATCCAAATTGATTAGTGATGGGATTGCCAATAAGAGAGGCGTTCCCGGGCTGGCTAGAGATATAAGAAAAGACTTTGAGAATATGACCAGATACCGCAGCCAACTAATAGCCAAAACCGAGACAAGGCAGGCATTGTTTCAGGCTTCACACGATAGAATGGTTGATATGGGAATAGACGGCAAGGAATGGGTACTTGGAGCAGGCGGGGCAGAAGGTAACTGTGAATACTGCCAGGCCAATGCTGCTGTGGGTGTCGTTCCTGTAAATCAGGAGTTCCCGAACCCTGAGGGCGATATACACCCAGGTTGTTTACTGCCTGATAATATGGTACTACCTTTAGGGCTATTGGCTAGTAGCCGTGCTATGTATGAAGGTATTGCCATTGAATTGAAAACTAGGAAAGGTCATCAATTGACCGTCACCCCTAATCATATGATACTCACGCCAAAGGGGTTCATTAAGGCGGATGCGTTGCATGAGGGCGATGATGTAATTGATTGCCTTGATAGTCAGAGGATAGCGAGTATTATCAACCCAAACAATGACCAGATGCCAACCCGCATTCAGGAGATATGGGATTCTTTGCTTGTCTCTGAAGGCAGCACGTCCATTAGCATGCCAACTTCCCCCATAGATTTCCACGGCGATGCAATCGGATTCAATGGCAATGTCGATATTATATTTTCCGCAAGCTTTCTGCGGAGTTACAATAATACCTTTCTTTCTGATAAGATTTATAAACTTGCGCTCAGTCGGCGATTGAGTGGAGCAACTATTCTGTCTAACAATAGCCCTCGCCTCCAGTTCTTCAATAGTCGCATGCCTACCCTTAGCAGCGATATGGGCATTGGCAGTAATGGCGTGGCGATCCTCGATAGACATCCGAGACATTCGCAGAGAAATAGCTTGGCTCATGGTACGAGGAGTGACACCAAACTTGAGGAGGTTTCGGTGGAAAACACCCCTGTCTATACCGACCTCTCTAGCAAGTTTCTGTTCCGTTTCGCCAGCCAGATAACGCTTGATGAGATTGTCAAGATTCGGGATTTCTATTTTAGCGGGCATGTTTATGACCTCCAATCTTTAGAATCATTATACATCAGCACAAGTAAAATGTCAAACAATGGCGGTTTAATCTTAAAGAATTGTACATGTGCCATAGCTCCTGCGAGGTTGCCGAAATGAATGGCAAGTTAGCTAAAAAGATACGGCGAGTTACAAGGCATAACTGGCGAGAATTTTATGGAGAACTATTAGAGTTGCCGTTCAAGAATAGGTTGCGAATCGCATGGTATCTAATAACACACAGTAAGAAGAGGAGGTAACCATGCCCTATACGGTTGATAATCCGCCAGATGCGATTAAGGGCTTGCCGAAGCATGCTATTGAAATATGGGTCGCTGCCTTCAATTCTGCTTTTAAGCAATATAAGGGTGATGAGGGTAAATCAGCAGGGACAGCTTGGGCGGCAGTTAAAATGAAATATAAGAAAGTTGATGACAAATGGGTAGCCAAGGAGGCAAATATGGAAATAAGCGATGACAACAAGAAGAACCTACTCCAATCAGCCCTAATCACGGAATACAAAATAAAGCCTGAGTCAGTCATACCCAAGAATCTAACAATAGATGAGGTCTTTAAGGATAAGGTTATTTATGATGTTGACGGGCAGCTCTATCAATCCAGTTATGAGATGGATGAGGATGGCAAGGCGATATTCAGCGACCCTAAGAAAGTGACGAGTACCAAGGTTTTCAAGGCAATGGAATCCCTGCAGTCTGCATATTCCGAAGTTATACAGGAAGCAGGTAGGCGGAATGCTTCGTTGGATTCGGCCCGCATAAAGAAGATTGTGGCGTTATGTCAGGAATTATTATCTTCTGAAGCCCCGGATGAAGAGGAAATCAAGAAGGCTACCAAAGAGGCTGCTTTGGTTCTAAAACAGATTAAGGAACAGGCGGCTATGAAAACAGAAGACGGGGTGAAATTCCCTGCTGCTGCCTTTGCTTATGTTCCAGACCCCGAAAGCCCTTCAACCTGGAAACTAAGGTTATGGGAAGACCTAGAGAAGAAAGTAACTAGAGCACAGTTAGGCAGAGCGGCCGCTGCTTTAAGCCCTGGTGGATTCAGGGGACAGAAAGTAGCGATACCCTCTGCTGATTTACCTGCCGTTAAGAGGAAGATAAGGGCGGAATATAGAAAGTTAGATGTGGCAGATGAGGATATTCCCAGATGGGTACAGGAAACCATGACACGGGAACGGGTATTGAATTATGTGCCATTAACAGAAGCGAAGTTCGATAAGGGCAGGGCTACTGTAATAGTTATCAAGCCTGGATTTAATGCTTCTGAAG